ACTATAGCCATCTTTTTGAGGAAGATGCTTACTATTCATTGTCTGCGACTTACCCTTCCGAACATACTCTTTTTGTTGTTGCAGTGTTCTTATACCTTGTGTAACTCCAAAGTCAACAGTAGTAACTTCTATAGCTTTTTTTACTACTTTTACTAGGTCTGGGTGAACGCCTTCTAGTTTTGATAGTGATTTTTCTGATAATATATACGCCATTAGCTATCCCTATACTTTTTTACTTTTTTAGCTATTTTTTTGGGTTGAGACACGAACTGTTTACCGGTTTTAGTGCCTTTTCTCTTTGCTTTGTTAGTAGCAGATTTCTCCCCTGAAGACAGGCTATCCCAAGCTTTTTTTGGTAAATACCTACCTCTATCTTTTTTAGACTTGCCTTGTTCTTTTTCAGAAGAGTAAGACCAATCTTGTTTAGTCCACTTAACCAACGAACGTTGACTAGGTTTAAGAGCCATTAGCCTTATTTTTCTTTAAAATAGCTTTTTGAAGCCCCATAGGTAACTTTTTCTGCTTAGCAGTTAGCTCTTTAATCTTCTTTTTATCTGTAGGTTTTTTAGCCATTTGTATTCTCCCTTATTTTTTATATCCGCCGCCTGCTTTTTTATATTCTCGTGCAAGCATTTGGCTTTTTCTAGCACTCCACTGACCGCTAGACCCGCCTTTATCGGCAGCTTTAATTTTATTAAATAGATTTTTTCTCAAAGTAGGCTTAGTATAAACTCCTGCCTCGTTTACTCTAGATTTTCTCACGGCCTATCCTTCTTAACGTAAAAACCTAATCTCATATAATCTGGATCTGGTACATACTCATAATTCTCTATGCCTATAAAAGTATCACCTTTAAATACTGGTATTATTTCTAAATAATCAGGCTCCCAGTCAGGGTTACTTCTAAAGTGTACTTCAATAATTTTATTACCGATATATTCAATATTCATATACTTGTATTTTATGCTAATATATTGTAAAATTTTAGGAATAGGTTTATTTACTGCTACTTTACTCCACCTACTCCATTTCCATAGAGGGTTACTTGAGTTTTTAAAACCTTCTACAGCTAGAGTTTGCTTACTTAAAGTATAGTCTACACTTATATGGCGACCTTTGAATTGTTCACACCAAAAATACCCATTAGGTATGCAATCTGTATATTTTTCTAAGTAAACTAGAGAAGCACCGATGCCCATACCTAAAGTATTAACAACAGGTCTTACTATATATATTCCGGGTCTAGGTACTGGCACCCCTTTAGGACCGCAAATATGACCTAGTCTTTTTGCTAAAAGTAACTTATCTAGTATCCACAAATCTTCTGGGTCACATATAGACCAAGCGTCACAGTCACTTAGTCCTAGCATACTGTGCTTTTATTATTTCTGATACTAAAGTAGAATGTTTTTTACGTCTATCTAGCTCTACACCTAAAATTCTACCATAACATTCTAGTTCTTCTTTTGTCATTATGAATAACTCACTGTGAGTTTTCGGATTTCTTTTACTTAGTATATTTTTTATTTTATTTATTATAAGTTTAAACATATAATACACCTTTTCATAAAAAAAGAGGCGTAGTTGCTACTACACCTCTATTATACTAGTAATATATTTTTAGTCAATAGTTATTTTTTTATTTACATATAAGCAGCTCAGAAGCACATACTTCTTCTTCTTTTATAAACTTATAAAATTCTTGTACTGCTACTTCCTTATGCTTAGCCTCAATATCAAAGTCTGCATACTCTAACATAGGTACGTGTATAGACATCAGTTCGTTATCCCAGAAAATATCTGAATGCGCGTTAGGCTTCATCCAATAAGCGCTATTAGTTTCTGGAACAGATTGGGATACATGAAATAAAGGTCTAACATTTTTCCAGGTTTTTACAGCTTCTTTAAAAAATTGAGAGGTGTGCGTAATATGAGTAACGTCTCGAATTTTACGATTTACACTTTTGCCTAGCACACTAACTTTTTCTGTTTCGCGCATACGGTGACAAGCATAGTGATGAGTGTCTAAAGTACAGCGTGTAGGAATTCTTTGAGCAAGCTCAATAGTGTGCTCGATGTCATAACCATTAGGCTTGTCTTCATTTTCTACAGCCAAGCAGCGTTGGGCATAGTCAGATAGGTAATGAAAATTAGAGGCAAAACGTTTAATACCGTCAATATGTTTGCCCCCATACAAACCTTGTAAATGAATATTCATAACAAAATCTTCTGGTTCTAAATTCATTAGCTTACCGTATAATGCGTGATACTCCAAGTCTTTAATAGAATTAGCTACTACGTCAGAATTATTAGAACCCAGTACAGTAAACTGTGCCGGGTGTGTGCTTAATCGAATATTATGCTTTTTGGCAGCATCTCCAGCACGTTTTAGGTTGGCAGAGATATTTTCCCAAATTTCCGCATACCAATCTTTTGTAAAATCAAGAGTATAGCAAGGAAATAGCTCTGATGAAATACGAAAAGACCGTAAGTTTACGGGTTGCTTAGAGAAGTGTAGTTCTAGGATATCTACTAGCTTTTTTGTATTCTCGATAGCCTTAGCTTGTACTTTAGCCTTACCGCCTTCTTTAAGAGCGTATGTCTTAGTAGTAGTACCAAAGTTAAATTGTTTAGCCAGTTTTTTATCATGAAACTGACAACATTGGCTAATTCTCCAATCAACCTGGTCTTTATTAAAATACATGTTAGTTACCTTTTTATTTATACTATACATATTATAACTAATACAAGTAAGTAACAAGTAATATTTTTATTTAGGTTCAGAAGTTGTTACTACTTTAGTTTGAGTAGCTTTTACTATCTTGGCTATAGGCTTAGCTGTAGGTTCTAATTTTACTATAGCATTAGCATCATCCCATTTAATTTTTTCTAGCCTAATTTGCTCAATTCCGTAACCGTGTCTAGATAGCCAACGCTCTGCGTCTGACCAGTTTTTAAACTCTTCTAAAATATTCATTAGTTCTCCTTATTTATCTATTAGTATTATGTCATATGCTAATGATATTCTAGCATTATTTGATCGCACACTAGCTACGACATCTATATCTGACTTTTCTGGTATTTCTGTAGGAATTATAAATTCATAGTCATACGAGCCCCCAGTACCTGATACCTCAAATGAGTGGGTTGTTACAAAAGTACCTAAAGCTGGGCTTCTAACATACATCTTTACTGTAGCGTCTGCGTTAGCTTGACAAGTACAGACTCCTTTTATTAAATACCCAGTAGTGTCTGCTGGTATTGTGTATATAGAGTTTTGAGTTTTACCCTCACTTATATTAATTTTACTTACTATAGTACCCGATACACCGTCTACTCGAGCAACTATTGCTCCTACATTGGTTGAAGTACTAATAAAAATCATTTCAAATAACCGTCTAAAACTATTAATGCTAGTGGTAGCGGTAGAAGAGCTGACTATAACAGTTTCTTGTAAAGATTTAAAATTATCATCTAAGCCTATAAGTATAACAGATGCACCAGTATCCGATGCGTGTACTGCAGGTATTGTTATTATTTGAGCACTGCTAAAAGAAGCCCAAGGATATCTAGTATCATCTATATCCCATATAGTACCGCTCTCATTCTGACTCATTGCAGGTACTGCCCCTATTAGGTGTTTATGGTAGTGGTTAGATACGTGCCCTCTAGCTATCTGCAAATTAAAATCTTCAATTTTGCCTTTACTTGTTTGTGACGGGTTTTGGTAGTTTGCCATTATTTTCTAGGACCTCCAGATTTAGGCCGTGCTACAGACCCTTTAGAGCCTGCCCATAAACGCTTACGCGCCCAATAATTAGCACTAAACTTGTCATCTTTAGTAAGATTACCCTTTTTATCTTTTATACCAGCACTTCTAGCTAGATAGTTAGTTCTTGCTTCAGTACTATAGTTATGTCCATAATCTTTATGGCCATACTTTACTACTTTTATCTCATCGCCTTTTTTAGCAAGTACTACTTCTTTATGTTTAGAAGAGCTAGTATTTCTTTTAGGTTTATTAAATCCTGGATAGGTACTACCACGATACTCTATTGCACCGCTAGGAAGTCTTTTTGCGTCTTTAGCTTTGGCCAAAATATTTCCCCTTTATACTCATAATTATCTCCCACTGCCTGCCTGTAAGCTGAGGAAATTTTTCTTGAGCTCTGATACAACCCATAATAAAGTTTTTTTCTTTATCTGTCAAAGGTTGATTATCAAAAAATTCTTTTAACTCTTTTTTTATGCGTCTAGTCATAGTTAAAAGGGAATATATAGTCATTTTCGTACTTATTTGAGTACTCTATAATAGCTTTTCTATATATATAAAGTTTTATATCTATTTTTAGATTCTTAATTAATCGTATCAAAATTTAACCTTCTTGCTCTAAGTTCGTATAAAAAAGGAGGTAAGCTTTTTTCAAATATTTGTGGTGGCTTACCGTCTACAGTTATAACAATAACTCCGTTACTAATACCAGTTTTATACATTTCATTATGGGCTACGGCGTAAGAGCAACACTGAATATAATAATCTCTAATAGAACTATCTTGTTTTAGTTTTTTAGAAGTTTTAAAATCAATTATAGAAGGCTTACCTTTCCATATCCCTACCATGTCTGTACGTCCAGCATAGCGGTATTTATTGCTCCAAAGAATTTGTTCTTGTCCCCATATTTCTTCTACGCCAGACTCTACTCCCTTAATTAAATCAGTAGTCATTTGTTTTACGTCTGATGTTTGACTCTCTAAATTAATAGGTTTATTATTAAAGTAATCTTCTGCAAATTCGTGA